AGGATTACCTCAAATAACAGGTCAATATGTTTGTGAGTTGTTAAGAACCGAAAATGAAAGAAATAAAATAAAATCTCTTATTAATATCACAGATGCTGAAATAGATAATATTATTAATAATTATGATTTATATTTTAATGAAGAAGATACTTTTTCTGATAAAAGTTTAAGTATAATCGATATTAATATATTTGTGAAAATAACTATGTATATAATTGATTATAATTCTCATCAAATTTATTATGATGCACATACTCAAAATTACTTATCTAAATTTAAAGAATTTATTTATAATATAAAAAATAAAACTAAAGTAAAAATTATAGATTTGGATGATTGTAAAAAAGATTCAGCATTCAAACTTTTCAATACATGGAGTGATACAATAGATTACACAAATGCAAAAAATAACTTAAAAGGTAATGTAATATCTAACAAAAAACTTTATAATCATTTGAATTTGTTATTAACAGAATCAAACGATCCTATATCTGAAAGAATATATAATTTTTTAAATAGTGAAATACGAGAATACAATGAATTAAAAAAATCAAAATATTTTATTAAATTATAATATATGAAATTTGATGTTAAAATAAAGCAACCAAAGCGAGTAGAAAAAAAATGGGGATATGAATTATGGGTTCATAATGATAATCAGTATTGTGGGAAGTTATTGGTGTTTACCAATGTGGGAAATAAATTTTCTATGCACTACCACATGATTAAAAATGAAACTTGGTATATTCAAAATGGAGCATTTCAATTTGATTGGATTGATACTGAAAATGGGGAACGTTGTATAACCCAATTGCAAATAGGGGATGTTGTTTATATTGAAAAAGGGTTACCGCATCAATTAACGGCACTATCGCCCAATTCAATTGTAATGGAAGTATCTACAGAACACTTTGATGATGATAGTTACCGAATCTATAAAAACGAACCAAAAGATTTAGAATGACATATATAACCGCACATCTTCCAACCTTAGAAGAATTAAAAAAACGATTAGAAGAAAACCCTGATAGTATTAGAGTTTATATGAAGTATATGGGGTTTGAAGGACCGGAAGGTTCTATTGATTATTTAACAAATAAAATCGAAGAATATATAAATTCTAAAAAAAGCACTGAATAATTTGGAATTATACAAAAATAGTTGTATATTTGTATTATTATAAACTTAATTTAAATGATAGTAAGAAAAATAAATCAATCTGAAATTACGGCAACCGATATAGCCGAATATAAAAATAGAATATCAAAACTAACAGGTGTTGTATTTAACGCATCCGATGTTGATATGGATAAACGAATTGTAACCATTAGATTAAAAGAAATCGATGATGAACTTACATTAGTAAATCCAACAATTTCACAATTCTCAGATAAGCCATTGGTTTATTTTGAAAAGGATACTAATAAGAATAAAGTTAGAAAAACTATCAGAGTTCCTTGGGTGATTGTTAATACCGATAATTTAGGAAAGGTTGAATTCAAAGCAGATAAGGAAGAATGGAAAGATGCCGATGAATTCTTTATGGATGCGGGTTTATTGGAAGCTGTATTGGCACAAAGAGCAATAGATGCAATTAATGGTATCGATATAACAGACCCTACTCGTCAGTATTCTGAAACTATCGTAAAAACAAAAGAAGCAGGTAGAAATGAGAGAGTTATGTTGCAAGGACCAAATGGTGAAATGGAATTTGTAAAAGCTAAAAAAATAGATTCATATTTGCAAAAAGGTTGGAATCGCATTTAGTAGTATGGCAAGATTAAAATACACATCCGAAACCGAATCCCATAGAGAAGCTAAAAATATAGAATTTACTATACCGGAAGATTTAACCATTTCAGAATTTAAAACAGTTTGTAGGAGATTAGCATCGGCTATGGGTTATCATCCAAATACAATACAAAAGGCTTTTGGGAATGATTGGGATGTTGATAAAGTAGCCGAAAGGGAAGAAATTATAAATATACTAAGTGCTTGTTTAACGGGCTCAAAATAATAAAATGGAAGAACTAAATAAACAATTAATAGCAATTCAAATAATACAAGAATTGATTGTTGATATTATGGATGAGCAGGGTATATTTGATAGAAGTGAATTCGAAATCAGATTAAAGGAAAGAGTTGATAAACTAAATAAAGAATTGGAGATATTAAGTTTACAGGTAAAAGAAGAACAAAAATACCAAATGAATAGTTGGTTTAATAATACAATTGGAGAAGCTTAAAATTTAAAAAATATGATTATATTAACATCAATATCCGTAGGACTTTTAATTATTTCTGTTATCTTAACTATCAGAGGCTTCCGCCTATTGACTAGAATAGAAGAATTGGAAGATACTATTATTGAATATCAATTAAAAGATGAATTAACCAAAGAGGGTTTGGAATCAATGTTAGCACAAATGAGAGAGATTGATTTGAGAGGATCTTTTGAATCGGATGATGAAGTTGGTTCTGTTTTTAGACAATTAAAAACCATTATAGAAATATACAATAATATAGAACAAGATGCCTAGAAAAAGAAAGAATAAAGTATATTTTACATTAGATACTGAAAAGGCTATTATACAATACAACTTAACAAAAGACCCGGTTGTAAGGAATAAAATATATAAAGATGAAATCCAATATCCTTTTGAAAAATTAGCAGAGAACATTCTTAATACATTTAAGTTTTCTTACTTTGATGTTCCAAAGATTGATGTTCAAATGGAAGTAGTATCTACTCTAATTGAAAAGATACATATGTTTAAAGAAGGAAGGGGAAAGGCTTTCTCTTATTTTTCTATTGTTGCAAAGAATCATCTAATCCTTAAAAATAACGGAAACTATAAAAGATTCAAAAAGACAGCATTGCTTTCAGAAATGCCTGAAAGTTGGAATCCACCAAATGATTTTAACGAAACCCAATTAGGTGATGAGTATGTTGAGTTTAAACATTTAATGTTAAAATATTGGGATAAAAATCTTACTAGAATATTTTCTAAAAAAAGAGATATACAAATTGCAGATGCGGTATTAGAACTATTCCGTAGAAGCCAATACATAGAAAACTTTAATAAGAAACACTTATATCTCCTTATCAGAGAAATGACAGATTGTAAGACTCATTACATTACAAAGGTAGTGAACGAAATGAAAAAGCATCAAATTAAATTACTTAATGATTATTTAGAGCATGGTATGATTACCGATAATTCTAATGAATTTTGGACAGAAGGTTATACATACGATGGCGATGATGATGAATAATTAAATATGGATTTAGAATATATATTAAGCTGTTTAAAGAAAAATGCATCAATTGGATTACCAATAATATGTTTTAGTATTGCCAAAGATAAAATATATGTAACTACGAAAAAAATAGCTAGTAGATATTTTGAACATATAGATTCGGAAACTAAATTTATTGAATTTAGGGTAAAAAATAGAAATCTATATAACCATATTGATAATGTTAACGATATTCAATTTTATGATTATAGCTTTGAGTATTTTAAAGATAATTCAAATATAAAAGTTGATGAGTTTTTGGATATTTTGAATATAGATAATATTGAAGATATTACAACAAATAAAATTTCTAAAAATTGGCATTGGGTTTTTGTTACAAGAAACCCGATAATTAGATTACTTAGTGGGTTTGTTGAATTAGTAGATTCAATGCTTTCCGATGTATCGGAAATTGATAATAATGAAGTGGTTGATATTGTATCCAAATATATGGATATATCAAAAAACAATAATGTTCAATTCACAATCAAAAAATTTAATAGGATTGATTCCGATATAGTCCTAAACTATTTTTCAGAAAACATATACAATCGAATTACAGAAGATGAACATACTTCAGCTTGGAATGTATTTCTTTATTATTTTGCAAATAAGTTTAATAGTAGATTTTCGGTAATTGATATTGATGATAAATACGATATGCAAGAGTATCATTCATTATCAATGGACACCACCAATAATGCCATCTATAAAAATTGGTTAGATAGCCATTTAAATCAATCTTATATAATCAACTTTTTTCAAAGTTTAAATCAGATTATGGTTCAAGAATATACCAACTACATCAGATTAAAATCCTTAAAATAACTATTTTTCTAAATATTCATATTTATTATAGTAAAATAGAATATATTATGGAGCGCATAGCATCAATGTTTTTTCACAGCCGCACTCAGGCCCACATATTTCATACAAGAGTAACTGGGCCGGGTTCATTAGCAGCACACACCGCTCTACAAACCTATTACGAAGGGATTATACCACTTATAGATGGTTTGGTTGAAACTTACCAGGGACAATATGGTTTAATCGAATATAAGGAAGTAAATGGGGTAGATAACGATGCATCCAAAGAGAATATGGTTAGATACTTTGATAACCTTTCTAAATTTTTAGCAAAGGAAAGAAAAGAACCTAAATTACAATCAAGTTGGATTCAGAATGATTTGGACCAGATAGCAACTTTATTATATTCAACAAAATATAAGTTAACAAACTTACAATAATAGTTTCCAGCAATAGTTCTCAGCAATATAAGGTTACATAGTTAATTAAAATTTTAAATTTAAAACTATGGGATTTTGGAAAGAATTATTTAGCGATGATAATCAAATCAACGAAAAATCAGTCGTTGGTTTTGCAGCATTTGCTGTAATGGTAGTAGCTATGGTAGCTGATTTGGTTACTGGGTATTTTGGTAAAGACTTGGTTATCAATGAGTTTATTTATAACTCATTTTTAGTTATCTGCTTGGGTTCATTTGGTATCGGTTCAATTGATAAGTTTATCAATAGTAAAAAAGCTGATTCAACTGAAGAAGAGGGATAAGATAACCAAATTTTTTATTTTTAGTGCATTATTAGTGTATTTTTTGGGGAGGATTTAATTCTCCCCATTTTTTTATTTAAAAATAATGATATTATACATTTTTTTATATTTATTGTCACAAACCCAATCAGAAAGTGAATTTATTAGAATGTATCATTGTATCTAAAGAAGTAAACGATAAGTTTATTCTCGCAAAAAATAGAGACAGGGCTTATAAACCCGTTTTAGAGGTGGTGCATACCATCTTAGATGGAGTTGAGGTAGTTTACTTACATGATGTAACAACTGATTGGAGTGAAGGTATGAATGAGTTTGGAATAGGTTTAGTTAACTCAGCACTTATGGTTGGGCATGACGAGGCTGAAAAGAAAATTGTTAAGAAGAAGGGTAAACCATCAAAAGATGGAGCTAGAATTAGAGAAGTATTGTCCAAAAAAACTCTAAAGGATGCAGTTAAAGTTGTAGTAGGTAAGAGTGGAACTAATAGTGGTGTAAAGGGGCATACTTTTGTATCATCTCCGAAGTATATGATTTCAGTTGAACAAACTTCCAAACACGAACCTCAATTAACTTTACAAAACATTGAAAATCCGGTAGTTAGAACAAATCACGGACATATATTTAGTGATGCGGGATATACTAATGGTATAGATTATAAGAGTTCTACTATAAGAAAAATATCAGCAGAAAAAACAATAGATAAGGTAACCGATTGGCATCAAATCGCACCTATGATGAGAAAACAATTTTATAAATCCGATTCTCAACTTAATATGAGAAGAGATACAAATAAAATGTTCACATCATCACAAACTGTTATGAACTTGACAAAGAGAGAATCAGTAGCTAAGAATCGTAAAAGAATGGCTAAAAAGACTGTAAAGGAACAACAAAAAAAGGGAATTTACAAGAAAAAATCATAAACCTCATCCAAAGTGAGGTTTTTTCTTTTTATATATTTATAGTTTGAACTAATATATAAAAAAGCTATGAGTACAGAATTTGAAATATTTCCTGGTAAAAATCTAAGCGGGTTATTTAAAGATATCTACGATAATCAAACAAGTAAAAAAGAAAGAATATCAGGACTGATTTCTGAAATCAAAAAAATGATTCAGCATAAAGGTGATGTGGGTATGCTTGGCCCAATTATAAAAGACCTTATCGATTCATCTATTAAAAACGATGACCAATTGGTTAAACTTGCAAGCATTGCACAAAAAATTATAACCGCAGATAAGAAAACCGAAGGACAGGATGGATTCCTTACTGAAGAGGAAAAAGCTCAATTACTTAACGATTTGGAGGATACCAAAAATGAAGTTGAGAAGATAGATGAACTTGGAATTGAGTTAGAAGAAATAAAAAAGAAACTTAAATAATATGGGATTATTTGGAGGAAGAGTTGGTAATTCAAATTCATTATCAGGTAGAAATGGATCAGCGCAGAATAAAAAAACTGCATATGTTTATGATATTATATTAGATGATACGCATCCATTTGTAAAAGATAAAGGAATTGAGGCTTCATTTATTGGTTCTATAAAATTTAGAACAACTGATGATTTAACAACACCAGAAGGTGATTTACCTGTTGCACATCCTATGGATAAAGGTTTTAAAAACCTACCAATTAAAAATGAATTAGTTGAAATATATGAATTTTCACCGGGATTCTATGGATATAGGAGAATAGGATTAGATTTTAATCCATCGTTTACAAATGCAAAAACAAGTATAACTGATACAACAACTCCACAACCCCAATCTGAAAATACATCAAAGGATTATCAAGAAGTAGCATCGACTGGAATATCAAAAGGTTCTACCAATACATCGGAAAATATAGGATATGGTAAATACTACCAACCTCAATTGGGAATTCATAAATTAAAGCTATATGAAGGTGATGCTACAATAGAATCACGATTTGGTCAATCAATAAGATTTTCAGGTTTCAATAATGATAAAAATCAATTTTCACCAACTTTAATAATACGAAATAGTGAGAGTCCATTAAATAGAAAATTAGGACAAAATAAAGTAGTAGAAGAAGATATTAACAGAGATGGAAGTGTGATAGTATTTGGTTCAGACCAATATCAATTAGGATTTCAACCGGGTACAGTTGATGATAATGGTAAATCTGATTTTGAAACAAAGCCACAATCATTTGGAGATTACCCATCAAAACTAATTGGAGACCAAATACTTATAAATTCGGGAAGAGTAATAATTTCAGCAAAAAATGCAGAAATGATGTTTTACTCCAAAAAGAATTATGGATTTATTTCCGATGGGGCAATGTCAATTGATAATAAGTTAGGGATTGATGTTAGTGTTGGTGATAATATAAATGTGATTACAAATGATAGAGATATTCTAATGTATACTGGAAAGGGTTCTATATTTTTGGGTAACACAGAATTAGAACCAATAGTTAAGGGACAGCAATTGGTTAACATTCTTTCAGAATTAATAGATGCAATAACAAATCAAGTATTCCTAACTCCATCGGGCCCAACAAAAGTAGGACCTGAAAATATATCAGATTTTGGTGGTATAAAATCAAAGTTGAATAATATACTTAGTAAATTAAATCAAACTTCATAATGGCAGAAATAAGTTCAAAAGAAGTATCAAATCAAGCCAAAGCACAAGCTGACCAAGCTAAAGCATTAGCAAAAGAACAGGCAGATAAAGCTAAAGCAGCAGCACAAGCCGCAGCGGATAAAGCTAAAGCCGCAGCAAAGGAAGCAGCTGATAAAGCTAAAGCCGCAGCTGATGCAGCTAAAGCAGCAGCAGCGGGTGCAGTAGGTGCGGTTACCGGAGCAATTGCAGCTATAAAGGGATTCAAACTACCAAAACTTCCAAAAGTTCCAAAATTCAAACCAAAGAAGTTACCTGAAGATAGAATAAAAAAGTTTAAGAAAAGTAAACTTCCAAATATACCTAAAGTACCACCAATCCCATCGGTGCCATCTATAGAATTACCAAAAGTTCCAAATGTGGCTGGAGCTATAGCTGGAGCAGCTGCGGGAGTAACAGGTGCAGTTGGTGGAATAACTTCCGGCGTAAAGGGAGCAGTTGGTGGAATAACATCAATGGCATCATCTGCTACTGATAAGATTTCAAATGTTACATCTAACATTCCTAAAATATAAAATTATATGTCTTGGGAAATTTTTAAACAAAATATTTTAGCAAAAGCTAACAATCCGGATTCTATAAAAGATATAGATACTGTAGCAAAATTGTATGCAACCGAATATGATGCTGCAATAAAAAGAGGTGGTGATACGATTAATAGGGTTGCTCTTAAAAAAGGTAATACAGAAATAATGGAGCAGCTGTTTAAAGCAGCCCTTCAAAAGGGATTATCATCTACCAACCCATATGATTTAGTTGGTGAAATGGGAAAGGGTGTATTGGCATATTGGCAAGGTGCAATACTAAACGAATTTCCGTTTCCGTTAATTCCATCGCCTGGAGCAATTAGTAATGTTGGAGTTACATCTAACATAGTTACAAATCCAGGTACATGGACTCCTGCAATATCAATTCCTCCCACACCTGCTGCACCACCCGAAATACCTACTGCAACTTTATTGGATGAATTACCCGCAGATAATAATACAGTTGAGGGGGCTAAAGAAGTTGTTGCCCAAACGGGAAAGGAAATATTGGTAGATGCGGGAGATGATCCGGGCCCTCAATTATCACGAGTAATGGATGAGCTACCTGCGGATAATACTCCATATGAAGAAATAGAACCTGTGATAGATGAAAAAGATGATGAACCCGTTACAAATAAAGAAGCAGAATCTATAAAATGTGGTTCTGGTCTTGATTACGATGCAAAAATTTCACCAAATTATAGATTACGAGATTTATCGATAGGAGCTGGATTTCCACATAAAATAAAAGCACAAAGAGGATTGAGTGAAAATGATATTGTTTGTAATTTACAAAATGTAGCAATTAATATATTAGAACCACTCAAAAAACAATTTCCAAATGCCAGAATAAATTCGGGGTTTAGAGGAACTCCTTCTATTCCAGGTGGTGTATCTCAACATGAAAAAGGAGAAGCAGTTGATATTCAGTTTTCAGGATTTTCACCATCGGAGTATTTGGAAGCCTCTAGATGGGTAAGAGCTAATTTACCATTTGATCAATTTATATTTGAGCATGGTAATTCTATTTGGTTTCATATAAGTTGTAAAAGAGGTGGAGGCCAAAGAAAGCAACTATTAACTATGTATAAAAGTAAATATGAATCTGGAATTAAATTATATTACGCATAATGGCAGCAATACCACCCACCAATAATACTGGATTAATTGTAGACGAGTTTATAAGATATGCAACAATTCATTTAACTACGGTAAGTGGTATGGCAACTACAGTATCGTTGTATCCACCGGCATCAACTCCTGCACCGGGTATTGTTTTGTGGACGGGTTATACAGTTCCACCTGCAACTCCATCACAATCAAAAGTTAATGTCTATGATAAACTTGATTGGAGTAAAATACCTTTAGATAAAAATAGTCCAGAAGTTCAAGCTATCATCAATCCTGATATTAACAAAATTGATCAACAAATTTCATTAAGTGGAGCAACTGATGATTTAGGAAAAACTGCAGCAACCCAATTAAATAATGTTGTTGCAGAGATTATTGATAACGCATTATATGAACAGGGTGTTGTGGAAGTTACTGGAACTGATGATACTCTAAAAAGTGGTTATAAGAATTTAGATGAACTTTTAAAAATTGCAGGAGGATTGGCTCCAAAACTTGGAAAAAATCCAAAAGTTAGATATGAAAATTTAAAATCAGGATATATTAAGGGAATACATGGTTTGTGTCCACAAGGTACTCAAGCGGTTGTTGCCGCTCTAACTGGTGTTTCTGGGTTGGGGAGAATTAGTGGAAACGCTGATTGGTTTTCTTTTAAAAATCCAAGTACTGGTGGGGGTAGAAGTTCATTTGCAAATAATATAGGTGGTAAAGTTTATTACAATGATAAAGTTAAAATATCTTTATCTTATTTTGATAATGCATCACAATGGCAAGTTGGGGATATAGTTGTTATGGGTTATACAAATAATAAACCATATGGACACATACAAGTTTGGACAGGATTTAAATGGGTAAGTGATTTTACTCAAAGAGCTATTCAAAAAAATAATGTAGATTTTTCTACAGTTGCATTGTGGAGATTAAATGAAAATGGTAAACAAGCAGTTGAATCTCAAAAAACAAAAGCATAACAAATGGTAAAATCCTAAACTTTTGGATATAATCTCAAAAAATAAACAAATCGGATATTTATATAAACAACAAAGAAACATAATACAATGGATAGTAGTAAATTATTAAAAGCCATACAAATTCTTATAAAAGAAGAGTTAAAGGAACAATTACCTACTCTAATTAAAGAAAGTGTAAGGTCTGAAGTAAAAAGGATTTTATCCGAACAAATTAAAACTCAGCAACCAAAAAAAGAGAGTGCTGGGTTGTCTATGGCAAAAGCGATTTTAGGTGAAGATACTCCTAAAAAAACTACCCAAAAGGTAGAAGAGGTTCAATATGTGAAAGATGCGGTATTAAACCAAATCTTAAATGAAACTAGACAAAGCACTATGGATAAGACTGTGAATTTCAGTAATCCAAATATCGCAGGCGCGGGTATAGCTGGATTGAGAGCTGAAATGGCATCTAAAATGGGATATGGTGATTTAGGTGGAGGTGGAGCTCAACCAAGTGGATTGGGAGTTCAAACCGGAAATGATGCATTAGATAAAGCATTGAACAGAGATTATTCTGAATTGGTAAAAAGATTTAATAAAAAATAATGGCTGTAATATTAGGTAGTAAACCTGTAACTGATTTAAAACAATTTGAAGATATTCCAATAGGTATCACTTTGCCGTTACAAATAGGTAATACTGCTTTTAATCAATCATTTAAAACATTTGACCAGGTTAGAACAAATATAAAATCTTTATTATTAACCAAAAGAAAAGAAAGAGTAATGCAACCCTTTTTGGGAAGTGGTTTGAATGAATTGGTTTTTGATTTTAACGATGATGAACTTTCGGTTAAAATAGAAGAAGTTATAACATCTACATTAGCACAATGGTTACCATATGTTAGTGTTGATACTATTGATATAGAACAAACGGATTTCCTAAAAGATAGAAATCAAGTTAACATATCTATAAATTTTAGAATTGGAGATTCGGTGAGTTTAAATCAGGTAACTTTTACAATATAAGCAAATGGCAACTAATAACACAGTAAGTAAAAATTTTAAAAATAAAGGTAAAGATATCAAATATCTAAACACCGATTTTTCGGGATTTAGAAGTAATTTAATTGAATTTACTAAAACATATTTTCCTAAAACTTACAATGATTTTAATGAAACATCTCCAGGTATGATGTTTATAGAAATGGCATCGTATATAGGTGATGCTCTTTCATACTATGTTGATGATACATTTAAAGAATCATTGATGCCATACGCAGAAGATTCTAAAAGTGTATTAGCATTATCTCAATATTTAGGTTACAAACCAAAAGTTACATCTCCTTCTATAACCACATTATCATTATATCATTTAGTTCCTTCTATAGGAACGGGTATTAATAATAAGCCGGATGAGACATATTATTTAAGAATAAGGGAAGGTATGGTAGTTGAAGCTCAAAGTAACTCAACTCAATTCAGAACCACAGAAATGGTAGATTTTGCAGATGAATATAATAGAGAAGTAACTGTTTATCAAAGAGATTCTGATACGGGCGAACCATCGTTTTATTTAGTAAAAAAGCAGGTGCAAGCTATATCATCCATAATTAACGAAAAAACATTAACATTTGGTTCGTATGAAGCATTTAGAACTATAGAACTTTCTGAAACGAATATAATACAAATTGTTGATGTAAGAGATGGTGATGGTAACAAATATTACGAAGTTCCTTATTTAGGACAAGAGATGGTTTTTATTGAAGAAAAAAATACACTATCAAATGATCCTGAACTATTTCAATTTAGAGATACTGTCCCATATATTTTAAAAACATTAAAAACTCCTAGAAGATTTGTAGTTAAAGTAAATGATGATAATACAACTACAATACAATTTGGAGCAGGAGACCCATCGGCAAGCGATGAACAATTAATTCCAAATCTTAAAAATGTAGGATTGGGATTACCAAACTCTATTAGTAGACTGGAAGAATCATTTGACCCAACAAACTTCTTAAAAACAAAAACATACGGAACTTCTCCATCAAATACAACAATTACAATAAAATATTTGACAGGTGGTGGCGTTACTAGCAATACAAGTGTTGGAGATATAACACGAATAACAGGGGTTGAATATGATGAAGATTTATTAAGATTCACACCAGTTCAAAGAGGTATATATCAACAAAGTAAAAATTCATTAGCAGTAGATAATGAAGTTCCTGCTGTAGGTGGTAGAGGTGCTGAAACATTGGAGGAAATTAGACAAAATTCATTAGCAAATTTTGGTTCTCAAAATAGAGCAGTAACTGCTAAAGATTATCAAGTTAGAGTATTATCAATGCCAGCAAGATATGGTGGTATTGCAAAAGCGTATGCTAGTGCAGATGGTCAATTAGATAATAACTCCCCATCATCCATATTAGCATCTCCAAATTCATTACAACAATTTACTGATTTAGTAATGACATTTATTGAGAAGGCAGATAATGAAGAGCCATCATCAGCTGAAGTAAAAGAAGAAATTAAAAATTTCTTAGTAGGTAAAACTGATAATGTAAATGAAATAAATAATCCATTTGCAATTAACCTTTATTTATTAGGTTATAATAGAAATGGACATTTAACACAAATTAATAGAGCAATAAAACAAAATCTTAAAACATATCTAAATGAATATAAAATATTAACTGATGGTGTTAATATAATAGATGGATTTATTGTAAACATAGGTGTTGATTTTGAAATAACTGTATTAGACAATTATAATAA